AACTAGTTTTTTAACAATAGCATTTTTATCTGGCTGTTCTTTTATGAAAACTGAGCCTTTGCCAACCCCCGAGCCCATCATAAAAACAGTTACAGAATATAAAACACTGGAAATCTATCAGCCTCAACTCCCTAAAAAAATAGATTTGCAGGATGTAGAATTTTTTGTAGTGACAGAAAAAAATCTTGAAGAGCAAATAGAAAGAATACGAAAAATGCAAGATGGTAATTTTGTAATCTTTGGAATGACTCCACAAGACTACGAAAACATGGCGTATAATTTGCAAGAACTAAGAAGGTACATACGCCAGCAAAAAGAGATTATTATTTATTACCGAGACGCAACAAAAGTAGAAGGTCAGTAATGGCAGTAGAAGTAAGTCGGTTAGATATAATCTCGGAAAAATTAGTTGATTTACAATCTGAGACAAGATTCCTCAAATTACCAGTAACTCAGTACCTTGAGTTGCTCGGCGTAAGTCCTCTGCCCTCTCAGATGGCAATTATAAATGCGATTAATAATGATAAATATCGCTTCGTTGTCGCCTCTATTTCTAGGCGTCAAGGAAAAACTTACATTGCGAATATTATTGGACAATTAGTTTTTTTAGTTCCAGGATCAAATATTCTTATAATGTCACCAAATTACTCCTTGTCTCAGATTTCTTTTGATCTACAACGTCAGCTAATTAAACATTTCGACTTAGAAGTTGCAAAAGACAACGCAAAAGATAAAGTTATTGAACTCACAAACGGATCTACAATTCGTATGGGTTCAGTAAATCAAGTAGATTCTTGTGTTGGACGCTCCTACGACCTAATCATATTCGACGAAGCAGCACTAGCGGATGGTGAAGATGCTTTTAATGTAGCACTTCGTCCTACATTGGACAAAGACAATTCTAAAGCTATTTTTATTTCGACTCCACGAGGAAAAAATAACTGGTTCGCAAAATTTTTTCATAGAGGATTTAGCGACGAGTTTCCCGAATGGGCCTCGATACGCGCGACTTATAAAGATAATCCGAGAATGTCTGAAACGGATATTGCGGAAGCTCGAAAAAGTATGTCCGAAGCTGAGTTTCGTCAAGAGTATGAAGCCGATTTCAACACTTATGAAGGCCAGATTTGGAGTTTCAATCACGAAGAGTGCGTAGCAAATCTCGAGGAAATAGATACTCGAGGGATGGAAATTATTGGGGGTCTTGATGTAGGGTATCGTGATCCTACAGCATTTTGTGTAATTGCTTATGACTGGAATGAAGAAAAATATTATGTATTAGATGAGTACATGAATAACGAAAGTACGACAGAACAACATGCAATTCAAATACAAAGATTAATGAATAAGTGGGATATTGACTTTATTTTTATTGACTCAGCCGCTCAACAGACACGATATGATTTTGCACAACAGTATGATATAAGTACTAATAACGCAAAGAAATCTGTTCTTGATGGAATCGCCCATGTAGAAAGAATTGTTGATAATGATAAACTTATAGTTTCACAAGACTGTAAAGAAGTATTAGCATCTTTAGATCAATACCAGTGGGATCCAAACCCAAACTTAGCAAAAGAAAAACCAAGACATAATATGGCGTCTCATATGGCAGATGCCTTGCGATATGCATTGTATTCTTTTGAAACTTCTTCAACAAGTTTTTAAGAGACCTGTCAAAAAATAGTATTTGACAATTTATCCTACCCGTTATATAATTCTGGTATAAAAATATGAAAAAAGCCCCGAAAAGAAAAAGTTCTAGGCTAAAAAGAGACCCGGTAAAATATATACGTGATAAGGCAAAATCACTATATAAAAAAGATAATGAATGTTATATTTGTGGTGCTTCAGTTACTTTAGACTTTCACCATTATTACACGTTAACCCCTCTATTAGCAAAGTGGCTACGAGAAAAAAGAGATTCCCGACCAGATCATTATGTAGATGAGTATATTGTAGTTTGGCGGGATGAATTTATAGAGGATAACTGGGCAGAATTATACGACCATACCGTAACGTTATGCCATACTCATCACCTTTTACTTCACTCAATATATGGACGTAACCCTTCGCTAGCAACTGCAGACAAGCAAAAAAATTGGGTTGAGATACAGAGAACAAAACATGGCATGGTATAATTTTGGATTTGGTAAAAAGGATACGGAAGAAAAATTAAATCCGATTCAGCCATACTATGGAAAAACTACTGAGCCTAGCAAAGAGTTCACTTATAGCTATGAACGGGCATACGAAGATTTAGAAATTGTAAATCGTGGTGTAAATATCCTTGTGGACGATTGTGCAGAAATAGACACAGTCGTTCATGAACAGCTTCCTACACAAGGAGTAGTAAAAGGAATCAAAGCTTCTCGTATAGCAAAATTGCTAAATCAAGAGCCAAATCCTTTTCAAGATGTTTCTTCTTTTCGACGAAACCTTTTTACAGATTATATACTAGATGGTAATATTTTTATTTATTATGATGGGGTGCACCTCTATCATTTACCGGCTAGTAAAATGACTATTCATGCTTCTGCAAAAACATATGTAGATTATTACAGCTTTGATGGTAACGAACAAAAGTTTTCTGTAAACGAAATAATTCATATAAAGGAAAACTCATTTTACTCCATTTATCGTGGGGTATCGAGATTGAAGCCTGCACTTCGCACCATGCTTCTTATGAGAAGTATGCGAGATTTTCAGGATAACTTTTTCAAGAACGGCGCAGTCCCGGGTCTTGTAATTAAGTCTCCAAATACTTTATCTGAAAAAAATAAAGAAAGAATGATTCAGTCCTGGACTGCTCGATACAGACCAGATGCAGGAGGAAAGCGCCCCTTAGTACTTGATGGGGGTATTGAAGTAGACGAGCTTTCAAAAATTAATTTCCGTGAACTTGATTTTCAACAAGCTATTGCAGAAAACGAAAAAATTATTTTAAAAGCATTGGGAGTTCCTCCTATTTTGATGGACTCTGGAAACAATGCGAACATTCGACCAAATCTGCGAATGTACTATTTAGAAACCATCTTGCCTATTGTTAAAAAAATGAACAAAGCCTACTCACGATTTTTTGGTTTTGATATAGGTGAAGATATTACAGATATTCCTGCCCTACAGCCTGAGCTGAGGGACCAAGCAACTTTTTATACTTCACTTGTAAATGCAGGAATCATAACACCCAATGAAGCTAGAGTTGCTATGAATTTTGATGAACTGCCAGATGCGGATGAAATTCGAGTACCTCAGAATATAGCGGGCAGCGCAGTAGATCCTTCTCAAGGAGGTAGACCTACTGAAAATGGAGATGATGACTAATGGCTTCACGCAACAGACTACGCCAATCTGTTAGTAAAAAACTAGCAGCACAATTTAAAGACTGGGGACTTCCTAAGGAAATTGACTACAAAAGCTACTGCGGTATTGTAGATAAGCCAGTAACTCCTAAAGAAATTCAAAAGTCTTTTTACAACTGGAGAACTGCTGTACATTCTGTTCAAACTGTAGATAAGACAGTGTTTGCTCCCAAGCCTAAAGCAGCCCCTAAAAAGGCAGAGCCCAAAAAGGAACCTGCTAAGAAAGTAGAGAGTAAGAAAGATGATGAATAAGGTATTTAACCTTACGTCTACCTTTAAAGCCCTTCACGAAGATGATGATGGGAGTGTTCATATCTGTGGTATGGCAAGTACTCATGATGAGGATCGTGCAAATGATGTTATTATGGCAGAGGCTTGGACAAAGGGTGGACTCAACAATTTTGAAAAGAACCCTATTATTCTTTTTAACCATGATTACAATAAACCTATTGGTCGAGCTACAGGTCTTAAAGTTACCGATAATGGGCTTGAGCTAAAGGCAAAAATTTCTAAATCTGCACCAGATCATGTGGCGCAATTAGTAAAAGAAGGCATTCTTGGAGCTTTTTCTGTTGGTTTCCGAGTCAAGGATGCTGATTATCTAACGGAAACTGACGGATTAAAGATTAAGGATGCTGAGTTGTTTGAGGTATCGGTAGTTTCGGTACCTTGCAATCAAGCAGCAACTTTTTCTCTGGCGAAGTCATTTGACTCTATAGAAGAGTACAATGACTTTAAGAAAACTTTCACCAATCGTGTAGATCTAGCCGGTCAGTCTCTGGCTAAGGATGAAAATTCATCGGTAGCTAGTGAAACACCGGACGAAGCGGAAATTTCCGTGAAACAGGAGATCAAAATGTCGGAAGAAGTAAAAACTCCCGAAGTCGACTTGGAAGCTTTTGCGAAGAGAGTGGCAGAAGAGACTGCTGCTAAGATTGCAATGAAGCAAGCCGAGCAAAAAGCTGCCGAAGAAAAGGCAGCACAAGAAGCTGTTGAGAAAGCCCAGGTAGAAGCCGAAGCTAAAGCTCAGCAAGAAGAAGAAGTCCAAGCAGCTATTAAAGTTGGTGTCGAGTCAGGCGCTGATCGTTTGATGGCTGACGTCGAAGCCAAAATGGCCGAGAAGGACGCAGATATGCAACAGGTCATCGAGAAGTACAAGAAGGACCTGGAAGAGAAGAGTGAAGAGCTCGAGAAGATGCGTGAGTCTAAGCGTGTATTCGCTGATCGTTCATCTAATGACCTTGAGAAGCACTCTAAAGAGTTGATGTATGCCCATATGCTGGGTGTATTCACTAATAAGGGCTGGGACACTCAGTACGGTCGCGAGACTCTTGAGAAGGCAGGTATGGACTATCCTTCTGCCAACGCAGGTCGTCCCGCACTGGCTACAAGTGTTCAAAGTGCACTTGAGAAGGAAGTTCAGTTCCAGTATCGTCTGGCTCAAGCTTTCCGTGAAATCAACATGCCTTCACAGTCAATGGTTCTGCCTCTCCAAAGCGATACGTCAAAGGCTATCTTCCACGCAGGTGGTGAGTCTGAGCGTTTCGTAGGTGGTACTGCTAACTCTGGTGCTGGTACTGGTGTAACCAACGAAGGCGGCACTGCAGGTACTTTCGACGTATCTCAGATCGTTCTTCAAGCACACCGCATGATTTCAACTACGTTCCTCGATAACCACATTGACGAAGAGATTCTTGTTAATCTTCTCCCAATGATGACCGAGAACGTTGCACGTGCACACGCTCGCGCAGTTGATGATATGATTCTGAACGGTGTAGCTTCACCTGTAATTACTGGCCTTGCTAACTTGGCTTCGCCAATTACTCTGTCAACTAACAATGATGTTTCACTGTCTGGTGGTGATCTTCTTACCGCGGCCGCTCTTCTTGAAGCGCGTTCTGCAATGGGTAAGTATGGTCTTTCACCGACTGACGTTACCTTTATCGTCTCTCAGAAGCGTTACTACGATCTGATTGCTGATGCAGGTTTCGCCGACATCACTGACGTCGGTTCTGATGTAGCTACCAAGCTTGTTGGTGCTATCGGTTCTGTTTACGGCTCCCCCGTACTCATCTCTGATAACTTCGCAGCCACAGAAACTACGTCTACTGATATTGCTTACGCAGTCAACACTTCCAACTTTGTTATTCCACGTCTCCGTGGCGTCAATGTTGAGCAGGATTACGAAGTACGCGAACAGCGTCGTCTCGTTGTTGCTAGCCAATCTCTCGGTTTCGACCGTCTGTTTGGTGGCAACTCCAACAACAACCCTGCAGCAATCGCTATCAAGCCCATTACCTAATAATAGGCTTTTTTGCAAACTGGGGAGGTACGCCTCCCCAAGTTTTTACTAATATACTTATGGCTAGA